GGAGAGTCCTAACAAGGATCCCAAGCACGCCTCTACCAGGGTACTTCCGTACCTTGGTATGCTTGCTTGGTTAGTTCTTGTCTTCGGACCTTTCATCGGGGGCTACCTATTCGATGGTACCATTTCTATAATGGTACTCGGATAGCACGAGCGCTCGACAGCTTGGGTCACAGAATGTCCATGGCAGGACTCGCCAGCCCAACCCGTAAAGGGAGGCGACGATGAAAAGCCTGGAACATCTGTGGTTGAGAGTACTGGACGAATCCGGTACTCAGTGCGGCGTCTGCACCACTCGTGACCGCAAAACGGCCACGAGTCGGATCAAACGTGAGGGGTTGTCGTTTTTGACGATTACCCTGCCGAACTACGCAACGGACCTCCAAAAAGGTCTTGCACGTGAGTTCGTCGCTGACGACCTGTTCCTCTCCTTCCGGAGTGGCACAGGCGGGCTCCCCCTATTTCTAGGGGGTTTCCTTCAGCTTGTGTTTGATCCTGTATCAGGGATGCTGCGTGAAAACCCGTCCATCGAGGCTATCTTCGCCCTTCGGCAAATAACAATGCTGATGGGCAAGATCGAACTTCCTGTGTCAGATCGACGCAGGAGGTTCGCGATGAAACGGTTCATCACGACTGAAGAGGAGATCAAGCAAGATGACAGATATCGAAACTCGCACGGAGGTAGACAGTTTTCAACTGCACTGCCTCGAGTACGAGTCACGCCACAATCCGTGTTTTCACTACAGGATTGTGGATCGTCAGGAGGTCGGATGGGGACGGACGTTCTACAATGTCCAGATTCTCATCTGCCCGACCGACGAGGGCTGTCACGAAGCGAAGCTGACGAACGGTTAGTTCGTCAAGCTCAGCTGCTTCTGTACAATGAAGCTATACAGGGAATGGAACGAGACGCAAGTCTTGATCCACCCCCCGGCTTCATTCCCAGACACGGTCCAGGGGCAACGGCTGAACGGGAGTACGGGAACCAAAAGTTCTCTGCCTCCGAATGGCCGCTGCGATTGGAAAAGACTTGTCATTACATTGACTGGTCTCTCCCGTCGCATAGACATCATGTCTATCAGGATCGTGTGACCTTCCTCACCCCGGAACAGGAACGACCTGTAAGGGTCATTGCTGTTCCTAAGACGATGAAGACACCTCGGATCATCGCGATTGAACCTGTTGCAATGCAATATGTGCAACAGGCGATAGCGCGAAGACTCGTTCGCGAGCTCACAGCTTCAAAGCTGTGTGGCCCGTTGATCGGATTCAAGCACCAGCCGCCTAACCAGCAGTTGGCATTTGAGGGTTCCATCACTGGAACTCTAGCAACGCTCGATTTGAGCGATGCGTCCGATCGCGTCTCCAATCAGCACGTACTTGACCTATTTCGCCCCTATCCATTTCTTTCAGAAATGGTGCAGGGTTGTAGGTCAAGGAAGGCTGACGTAGATGGTCATGGCGTAATCCGCCTAGCCAAATACGCGTCGATGGGGTCCGCGCTCACCTTTCCTGTTGAGGCTATGCTCTTTCTGAGTATAGCCGTAGCAGGAGTAGCGAAAGCGCGTAGCATCCCTGTGTCCTTCAAGCTTATCAAAAGCTTGAGGGGACAGGTGCGTGTCTATGGTGACGACATAGTCGTTCCTGTAGACAGCGCAGAGACCGTCATCTCTCTCCTTAGTGACTTTGGTCACAAGGTGAACACAGACAAGTCTTTTTGGACTGGCCAGTTCAGAGAGTCTTGTGGTAAGGACTACTTTGCCGGGCATGATGTGACACCATGTCGTGTTCGGCGGGCATTCCCTACCAGACGGTCGAATGTGGAAGAGGTAGAGTCGCTGGTATCCCTACGTAACCAACTTTATCAGTTGGGTTACTGGGAAACAGCTCGTTGGCTAGACGATAAGGTAGAAGCAATTCTGCCTTCATTCCCCATCGTCGAACCAAGCTCTCGCATCCTTGGCAGGCACTCAGTGGCCTTCAGCTATGAAGCTGAAGCAAGCTGTGTGTCGCGGCAGGTCCCCTTGGTTAGGGGTGCCTACCGTATAGATGATCCAGTGGTAAACCCGCTGGATGACGTCTTCGCCTTGATGAAGTGGTTCCTTCACCGGTTCGACGAGATGTCGGATCCATTAGAGGAGGATCACCTTCTGCATTCAGGACGTCCCAAGTCGTCACGCATTTTACTTGGGTGGGCCCCTCCATTTTGATGGAAGGGGGGGACGGGTTGGAGACCCGTCCCGGGAGAGCTCGCTCTCTTCTTCTGGGTTGTGGTGAGTATGCCGG